TATTAGACCATTCAGCTAAAAGAAGATTTAAAGAACGACGAGCGGTTTTAAGTTGGTACCCAGTACGATCTTGTAAACCGCATCGTTCAAAAGCTTCTTCAACTATTTCATCTATAGAAAAATCAAAGCTTGCTGTGCTAGCATAGGTTGGCATTATCTATTGATCTTGCCTTTTTTACGAGCCTTGCTACCTGATTTACCATAAGATTCATTTGCACTTGCACGCAATTGTTTTTTAGTTCTTTTCTTTTTAACACGCATTGCAATTGATTCATCTTTACGATCTTTGTAACCTTGTTTTTTCTTAGCACTTTTTTTAACTTTACCACCTTTTTTCATTCCTGGTGCAGTCATTAATTCAGTAGGCATACGCTTGCCTCTTTCATCAACTCCATAACCTCTTGAATACATCATGTCACCTGTACGGCCACCCATATTCATTTTAGCTACTTTTCCGCCACCTCTCATCTTAGCAGTTTTTTTGACAGTGCCTCCACCCATCATTCTTTTAGCAGTTTTTTTGACAGTGCCTCCACCCATCATTCCTTTAGCCGTTTTCTTTTTACCCATCATGATAGACCTCCATTGATCTTTTTGTATTTTTCTTCTCTAGATACAACGACGTCTCGATAGTATCCTTTAGGCCATTTATTATAATAGCCTTGTTTTTTTAATTTATCAGAAGCTTGGTGTAATTGCGAGAACTTTTGTACTAGCATCATAGAATATTTGTGTTCTGGATAAGACATGCTTATATCTAATTCTTCAGTAGGAGACACCAGAAATTCTTGTTCTTCAATGGTTGCGGGGTTTTGAGGGTGAAAGCTCATAAAATAAATATCTTTTTTGTTATGTTTATAATTGTAATCTTCTGTAGCTTCATGAAGATCATCAGAAGAATAACTATAGTAGGGATCGCAGAATATAAGTATTTCAGATACTTTAAAATCTAAATTTTTAAGATGATTGTTTAATTCTTTTTTGTATTGAGATCCTTTGCTTTTAACAGATACCCAAACCTTTTTATCGTGCCATGCTTTTTTAGCAAAAGGACAAGCTGGAACACCTCCTAAATGAAGATTGGGAACTTCAAGATAATGTTTAGACCACAGTCTAACATCATCTATTATTTCTGTTCTATCTATCTTCCTGATGTGTACCATCCATTTCAAACCGAATTGATTTAATGCGATAATTTAATTCCATTAATTCCTGCTTTACTTCTAATATATTTTGATCGGCTTTAATAACAGCAATCTCATCTTTAAACAATTCAAAATCACTATATAATTTACCTATATAAAACACGTTTCCACATGCAGCCGATATAAGGCCAACGCCAATAACAATGTTTTTTAAAGACAATTCAATCTGCATCATCCACCTTTTTATTTACATCTTTGCATAACTCACGAACTGTAGAAAATTCATCACCTAGTTCTAAGTCTTTATATTTAGCACAATTAGCTAATAGCTCTAGCTCTTGTCGTAGTCTATCATTTTCACGAAGTAATTGTATAGTATCATCATTACAAGTAGATTGTAAAGGCCATCTGAAGCGTACTCCAACGGTGCCATTAACATCATCACTATAACTATTATAATTATTATCAACATTACCATCACCATCTAGATATGTAGTTTTACCATCAGTTCCTCTGAGTTCTGTGTACAGTTCAAAAGAACCTCTTTCACAACTGCTGTTGCTACTACCTAAATAATCATTCCTTGCTTGTGTTTTAGTGCTTAACAAACAACAGATGATTAACAACGCTATTAAAAAAACAAGTAAACCACGTTCGTATTTCATTAATAACCGCCCGATGCTACTCTTTCAATTTCTTTTATATCATATCCTATTTGTCTTAATGAATCAGTGTTTGTTCGTACTAATTCTTCTAACGCCTGATATTCTGCCTGTGATGCTAGTTTGTATGAACCATCACGCAATGCATATAATATTCCCTCGAGCCTGCCTACCCATGTTGCCATTTCGGCCATTTCTTTTACGAGCTCTTCCCTAGCGTCTGCATAGTTCTTAGAGTTTCTTCCTGTCTTGTCTGTGTAAGTTCTGTGTATATTATCTATATCACCGTAAACACGTTCTTCTAAATTCTCTACCTCTAATTTTAATAAAGCAATAGTGGCTGTACTTTCATCAATTTGATTTGTAAGTTTACTTGTGTAGTTAATTGCACCATAAACTGCTGCTAATACAGACAACACTACAGGAATTGACGCTAGATACTTGAAATAACCCATTTAACATTTCCATCTTTTCCTTGCTTGCCTTAACCTCGAATTAGGATCTTTAGCTGCGCTAGGAAATTTTTTCATTTGACCTGCACTACGTGCACAATATGACTTGCGTCGATTTGCAGCTTTGGAACCTTTTTTAACTTTTCCAGTTACAGCCGTTTTTAATTTAGAACCAGGATTATCTCGACGATATTTTTTTACCCCAGCTTTAGTCATCCCCGCCCCAGATTTAGTGGGGCGAAAGTTTTTTTTATTTCTTGGTGGCTGTTTATCAGCCATATGTTTTAATCCATTCAGTTACACAACTGACAGATTCACCTGAAACAATACTTCCTGGTACAACAATCATTACATCTCCTGATGCATTTGCTGCACCTGAATTAGTTATTCCACCAAAACCTGTAAAGTCCCAACTATCTCCGCCACTTAATGAAAAGATATTTACATTAGTTCCTCCTCCAACATTCCATTGAAGTTGAATAGGTCTACCAAGAGTTGCTGTTGATATATTAAACCATATTTTTTGTAAAATTACATTAGTGCAAGCTTGACCTGCATTGTTCGGTGTTAAGTTACCTACATCAACAATCATTGTGCTGTCGCCTGTTCCATCAGAAACATTTGTATAGCTTTGAATTACTTTTCTTCCACCATCAAAAATTAATCTACTTGATATTACGTCTGCCATATATTCTCCTTGTAAGGGACGGGGTCATTACACCCCGCCCAGGTTAAATTTAATTAGTAGTTAGTATCGCTTGACGGAAAAGAAGAGTATTCTTTATTTGGTCCGTAAGTCATTAGACCACCATCAGAACTTCTCATACTTGCACACAATAAATAATCAACAAATGAATCATTTGCTGCTGCATTACCACCATTAGTACTCGCTAAAACATTAGCTAAAGCTATTGAAGGCATAGCCACTCCAGCACTAGCTGTTTGAGTAGTTACATTCCAAGCACCAGTTGCACTAGTGTCAGAAGAAATTACCCATCTAAGTTTTCTGTCAACATAAACACCAATTCTACCGAAGTTTGCATTGTCTTTATCAGTACTTGTACCAGCACCCTGCCATTTGAAACCAATTTTTCTTTGGTTAGTTATTACATCTCCAACAATAACAAGGTTAACCATATCAATACCAGTGTCATAATCTACTCTTGTTCCACCTGAATCGACAGTAAAAAGTAAATTACCTGAACCGTTAGCTATTTTAAAACCAACTTGGTTATTAGAACCAAATGGTACAGTATTAGATAAAGTAAATCCAGCAGTAGCCAAACCACCAAAAAAGTTAGTTTGAAGAATATTTTCTACAGCTACTGTAGATTCCCAAAATAATGTTTTTCCTGCGTGAGCATTGGTTGATCCAATCCAAGTATCATTACTTTCAATTGAAGAACCTGCTGGGTTAGTAGTAGTTGCAACTAATCCTAGCATACCATTTAATGTTCCACCTGCTTGAATTGCTGCAGCTCCGCCACCTAATGCTGATGCTGTGTAGTTTCCTGTTATTAATGTTTCTTGGTTAAAATCATCCCACCAAGTAGTGTAGTCTGGATTACCAACTAATCCGATTGGCATATTCTGCCACCATGAACCTGTTGCTTGTCCTTGTGTACCACCTTGGCCACTGTACATAACTGGTCCGCTAAATCTTGTTAAGCCCATAAAATCTCCTTTTGGTTATAGCCTCATCGATTGCATAGTCTCTATAACGTCTGCCTAGCCAGTCTATACATTCGCAAATTATACTAGGAAGGTAAGTATAAAACAAAAAAGGCGGTCTTGCAACCGCCTTTTTCTATCTGGGAGGATCCAGTATTAGTTTAATTAACTGCCGTTAGAACCGTAAGCAGCTCTTGGATCAGAGTATCCAAAGCTATATCTCTCTCTAGCTTTATATCTCATGTTTCCAGTATCGAAATCACCTTCCATGCCAGTAGCAAGGGCAGCTCTTACGAAGTGCTTAAATCCGTTAGGACAGTCAGTTTTTACAAACCAAGCGTCAGTATCAGTTAGATAATGGTTAACAGTGTAACCACCAGGTAACATCCCCATGTTTTTCATAGCGTTGATGTCATTGTCAGCAGTACCAACTCTGAGGGTGGATTCTAAGATCCTATCAACTACAAATTGCAAGTTAACAGGAATAATTAATTTCTGTCCCTTCATAGCAATTTTTAGTCCTCTTTCGTCGATAAAACCAGCAATGTCAATCATGCCTTGTTCTAATGAGGTTTCATTAATGTCTGCATCTGTAGCACTTCTATTTGTAAAAGTTCCACCAAGAGCAGTTGGGTGAGCAGTATTAATTAAAGATACTCCATCTCCGCCTGCAACTGTAAATGCATCATTTAACACGTTAGCTCCTCTAACTTGTTTTGTGTAAGCCATAGATCTCGCTAG